CAGAAGACGCGATCTTTGATAGAGCCTCAAACTTGGCTTGCGCCGCTGACGCATTAGCCTCCGCTGTTTTTTGCACGGCCTCGTAATACTGGCTAGTTGATGTCGAGCACCCTGCTAGCAACAGCAGTGACGCTCCTATAATTACTTGTCGCATTCCACAATCCTCTTCGTGGCAAGCATGATAGCCGCCCGTTTTAAGTCTGCGTCATACGACGCCTTGCAGTGATTTTTCTCAAATGGTAAAAACAAAATGTCTATACATCCACGAACCTGCTTCCACACCACCTGCCTACGAAGACGATAGGCTCGTCCAGATATAGATTCATTAGGGTTTTGGCTAAACAAAAAAACAACATTAATCCACTGGCTCGTGGCATCCCCGACGTGCAGTAGGTAATCAGTAAACTTTTTTGTGAGCGGCTGTTTCAATTTTTCTATCTCTGTCCGCGACCATCTTTGTAAGCTCTTCGCTGGCTGTTTGCCTTTGGAAGTATACTATAGCGTGGATGTTGTCGTTTAGTCCGGGGTTTGACTCTTGCTGGATAGCGCCACGCGGTATCCGCATAAGCTCATTATTATGCGGCGACCCTTCATTTATCTCACCACCTGAGCCTGTGAACTGATAAAAAGGTTTTTCACTTGCGCTCACGATCTGCATTCTATAAATCTCGTGATCTGTGCCAAGAAACGTGTTGTCAATGTGTGGGTATATTTTTTTTCCTGACTTCACCCTAACTAAAACGCATCTTAAAATAGAGCCGAAAATGCTCTTGACTTGGAAGACAGTTTCCAAGGCATCCAAAAGTTTTTCAAACGGGGCATCCACCGCCTCTGTCATTAACACCTTGTATGCACCCTCATCATCCAATTCCCCGGTGGGCGTCAGCAGGGGGATGACCTCAGCTTCTGCAAACTGCGGCGATGCAAACTCCTGAAGCTCCCAAAAAGATTCAGACAATTCTCTGAATTTTTTTGTGGCCTCTGGCGGCAACGGCACCTGACAAAATGAAACAACCTTGCCTTGCTCGGTTTTTGATGCGGCGTCAGCCCAAGACTCAAAGGCCATCGGCAGGCGTTTCTGGTGGGTATATTATGTATGGCGCAAGAAGAGCCTCTCTTCTGGAGGCGTCAATCACCCCAGAACTGATCAGATAATCCACCCCGTTAATGGTGTGCTGATCTTCAATATTAACAAACTCTGCGTTGTTGAGATCATCGATAATGATAGTAACCATTGTGTCTGTCACGGCGGCATCATATATAGCCTGCTTTTCTGCTACGGTATACCGGTCCCTAAACTCCAAGACTGTCATCTGCGGGACCGGATATGGCTGTGGTGGTGGCGCCGGTGTCAGAGTGGTCCAGTCTGCTGAGAGTTCCATCCCAACATAATCACTTGCCCTCCACTGAGCATCGTCAAAAGAAGAAAACGGAGGGTCCACAGGAAGCTGGTCCCACGGCACATATCTTGGATCTGCGGCTCCCGGCTGATCGTCGTCTGTTTCTGTGTAGCCGGTCAAAACTCCATCTGCCCCACGGATAAAATATAGCATTCCCATATCAATATATCCTTATGGCGTGAATAGAGAAGTATGTCTGGTTGTTCCATTGTATCCAGAGCGGAGTGGTCCAGCCCCAGTGGTTGTTTGTGTATGACCTCCAAACCCCATACCTCACATTGGTGCTATTTTGAAAGCGAGCATGCAATGCCGATTGAGTTGAACTGTATTCTGGACCGCCAAGGTCTGACGAAAGCGAAAGCCATGCCTGATTAGTATTAACTGAGGTAATGCTCCAAGTATCGTAATCGTTGGAGCTAGTAGCGTGTGTTCTGGTATTGAGGTGCTGGACACTACAGGTACCTAGACGGCTGGATACGTTTGTGTCAAGACGGTTGCGATACGTTGTGGTCCATACGTTAGAGGATAACGCTGTGGACGATGGCGCTCTAGAACTTATATTGGTATCTAGGTAACCAGCCTTGGTGTTTGTCCAGACATTACTAGACAATCCGCCAACCCCACTGATAGGCGCATCTAGGTTATCTAATTTTCCCGCTCTAGCGTTGGTCCATTGTGCCGTGGACAGTGCTGTGGACGCCGCCGCTCTAGAACTGATGTTTCCATCAATATAACCAGCCTTGGTATTGGTCCATGTGGAGGTTGACAGTGCTGTGGATGATGGCGCTCTAGAGCTTATGTTTGCGTCAATCTGTCCAGCCTTAGCATCTGTCCATGTCGCGTTGGTCAGTGCTGTTGAAGCGGCGGCGCGTGAACTGACATTGGCGTCCAAGTATCCTGCTTTTGTGTCCGTCCATACATCTGGATCAAGTCCGCCAAGAAAGTCTTTTAGATTGCTCATATTAGTTTCCAGCCCTGTGTGGCGTCTACATACTCTACCGTTCCTGAGAAGTAGTCCACGTCTAGGTTCATGTCTGAGGCAGACCCCATAATGTTACTGCCGTTTCTTCCAAGCACAGCCGCCGTCGTAGCAAAATTGCCGGTATAATCGACAAAGGCAACTTGATCTCCAGCAGTTGGAGAGGCGGGTAGCGTCATGGTCACCGCCCCGCCAGCCGTGCTGATGTAGTATCTAACGCTTGCAACGGAGGTAAAGTTTGAAGTTTGTACCGTGAAGGTAGACTCTATCCCAGCAGGCACATCCGCAAAGGCCAGCGTTCCTGATCCATTGGTCTTTAGGAACTGATCTGTTGATCCATCAGACGTTGGATAGGCAAGCCCTGCCGCAGTCAAACTTGTTACGGCCACATTCCCCGTAGCGTCCCCGTATACGGACTTGTCCGCAGGGTATGTGACAAACACGTCTTTCTGGCCCGTACCAAAAGACACGGCAGACCCACTGTTAGAGCTATCAAGCACTGTGGTTCTTGTTAACGTGTTACCAGAAGACGCATACGTCCCGAGACCCACCTCATACGCTACATTGTCGTTGTCAACAATCGCATAATAAGTTGTGTCCCCGTCTGACAGCGCAGAGGAGAAGGTAACGAAGTTAGCTTGAGCGCCACCCAAAGATATTGCGCCCGTGCCGGTAGTCGTCGTTACCTCTTTTACTCGATCAGCAACAACAAGGGCCATCGTTATGCAATCCTGATAATGGCGTTAGAGGCGTCAGCGGTGGGGAAGATGATTGTGAAGTCGCCTGCACTTGATGTCTTGTCAGCACCAAAATCAAGGACAACAACAGAGTCCGTCGTACCCGCTCCAGCGCCAGCCGTAGTGTTGTAGATTAGCGCGCCTCTGGCAGTAATTGTCGCCGAGCTAAAGGTCAGGTCTGCAAAGTCAGTTAGGGCGGTGGTGCCTGACGTGGTGGGGGTGACGTTTGTTAACGTGCCGCCGCCAGCAGAGTAGCCAGTGCCGCTAATTTCGTTAGTAGCCGTATAGTCAGTCGTGCTTGCAGTAAAGGTCGCACTGTTGGTGTAAAGGGCTAGCTTGAACGTGTCGCCTGACCCATTCGTGAAGTTGTGCTTACCTTCCATCAATTCCTGCTTGAAAGAGGTGCACATATAGTTACCGGTAAATGCCATCTTAGAGTCTCCTAATCATTTCAGCTAAGTCTTTTTGTCCTGCATCCGCGAGTGCGTTGCATACGGTGGTGCGGTCGCTGTTCACTGCTTCCTTCATATAGAAGACCAGCACCGACCGGATCTGCTCCTTAAATGCCTTAGCCTGCTCTTTAACAGCAGGCCCAGCATCATCAGATACATGAATAATTTTAGTGAGGCAACGGTCCGCCACCTCGTCAGGATTAAAGCCACGGCCCGACGTAGTTTTTACCCCGACCGTACCAACCGCTAAATCCAACATTATGTTCTAGGCTTCCTCACTGCGCCACCTCGGTAGCTATCTGTTGTGCTGTAGCCTTCGCCCAACTCTTCAAGGCGCGCAAGGGCTTCCTCATAGCGACCCCCATACAACTGCATCAGGTCTGGGTCACCTTTAAGGTAAGTATACGCTTCCAGCAAGCAACCATAAAGTAGTGTTGAGTCAGCATTCTCTCCCAACCAGCTTGTTCCTGTTGATGAGGTTGTGATCGACTCTGGCTTGTGGAAGTAATGAAGCTCTACATCGTAAGCCTTGTCGGGAGTCGGCCCAACGATGAAAGAAGTGTCACTAAAGATGCCGTAATACTTAGGAGCGGCCTGCGTAGCCGACGAAGGATATGCTTGCCTGATGAAGTTTACGTCTTTAAATAGCAGGTAATCATAGCCAGAGTCATCAATGGCCATAGAGTATGGGGTCAGGAAGTCCGAAGGCATAATCAAGTATGGGTTGGCTGACGCCACGGTACCCGTCACATTCTTTCTGAAGTCAGGAAGCTGTACCCGCTTTAGTATTCTGTCTTCCGCCTGCTGGATAAAGGTTGGCAGATTATTAACAAATGATGTTTCACTGGACTCTACATAGTCCTGAATCGCTTGCTTTAGCGTCGTATATGTAAAGCTCATAGTGTGTTTACCCGATAACCCATGCCGCTGTGGACACTACAGTATGTGTAGAGTGTTGGGGCGCCTACTGCCACCACAATCTGTGTGTAGGCACCGGCACTTCCCGGTGTCCCAACGTATGTCACGCCAGTCGTGTATGATGATCCACCTGCATGTGTCCCATCCGCTGTTGTTGAGAAGCGAAGTGGGTGACCAGAGTTACTATTGTCAGACTGATCATAGCGGTAGGTGCTACCTTCATTGATATTTACCCCGCCAGCCCCCGGCAAT